CGAGTATTTCTTTTATGTTTGCCTTAGTAGCTTTAGATAGTGTTTGCATTATGCAACCTCCTTAAGTCTAGAGTTATATATATGCTCAGTTCTATTCTTCTCATCAAGAAGAGGATTAAACTCTGTGGTGTAGTTATCCCAATTGTAAGCATTAAGTCTTTTCTTGGTTAAATCACCATAAAGAAAGATATCCATTCGAGCTAGTAGCATTTCGGTGTGAGATCTCATAAAAGAATAGTAAATATATTGAGCATCAACCATATCTTGAGTGATTGTGTCATTGTCTTCTTTAGTGCCATTCTGATATGCGATTGCTTTCCATTCGGAATAAAAGCTATAGTCAGTGATTAGCTCTGCTACTTGTCTTCTTGCTTTCTTACTGTTTAAGTTACTCATGTGTGTATCTCCTAAGTTATTAAAGTGTCGCTAGTTAATCAGTAGCGATGTAGACATTATAAAAAAATATCTATGAATATGTCAACCATTAGTTGTCAATTATTTAATCGGAGTTATAAGAGGGTAATTTAAGTAAAACTGTGTAAAAAAATGGTGTGTGTGTGGTATTCAAGGATGTATTGAAGGCACCAGGGTTGTATGCCTCTAGGAGCTCATACAAAGCTCATGGTGAGGTTTTAGTGTTTAATAAGGGGTAAGCTTAGGGTGAGTGATTTGAATCGCTTGTAGAGCCTTACAGGTCCATATCAACCCAGGCCCCCTAGTTTATAAGGTATTCATAAGGATATATATGTCTAATGATTTAATAGTTGAGGACTCAATGCCTCAAACCCCCCAAGAACAGGGGGATAAGGAGTCTCTTGCTCCCAAAAGGGGAAGAAGGGCACACCTTCCAGATGCGAACACCCGGAAACGCGTTTATGATTTATCGTCAGTAGGAACAACGTATGAAGATATCGCCACTTCTATTGGAATCTCCTCAGATACTCTAACCAAGCACTATAAGGAAGAGTTACAGAAAGGTCGTATTGATGCTAATGCATTAGTCGCTGGTACCTTATTTGAACAAGCTAGGGAGGGAAATACTTCCGCAGCTATCTTTTGGCTCAAAACAAGAGCTCGATGGGCAGAAACACAGAAACATGAAGTCGGTGGCAATCCTGATGGAGAGCCAGTTAATATTAAAATTATTACAGGAATAGATTAATGGCTTGTAAAAAACATAAAGGTGGAAAGTCCAAAGGTCGTAGAAAATGAGTTTCGGACTTTTGGATCCTAAAACAATTCAACTGATGCAAATGATTGGAGGGGGGGTGCCTTCTTCTGATATGAATACAAATGTAATACCATCGTATAACTCGGTTCCCCAAAATTTGGGACTTTTATTTTCTGACCCAACGATGTTAGCTGAATACAACCCACCTGTTAACGATGTTCGGTTATTGAGTGATGATCAGTTATTTAGTCAGGATGAGATGGATCTAACTAACCAAGAGTATGTCGATATGGAAAATGAAATATCCCGTCGATTACAAAGAAAAATTGAAGCTGATGCTTTAAACAAAGAAAAACAGTTGGAATTAATAAGACAGAAACAAGTAAGAGAGGAAATGATTTAATGGCTAACAGGGGATTATATGCCAACATCCATGCGAAAAGAAAACGTATTAAGCAAGGTTCAGGAGAAACCATGCGAAAACCCGGATCAAAAGGAGCCCCAACAGCCAAGCAATTCAAACAATCAGCAAAAACAGCCAAAAAAACGAAGTCTTCACGATCTTCTAAAAAACGTGGGTGATTGTGTATGACTACCAAAAAAAAAGTAAATCTCTCTGTAGGAAGAGGGGAGAAGAGGTCAGTCAAACAAGGAGCTGGACTCACTGCTAAAGGTCGAGCTAAATACAACAAAGCTACAGGCAGTAAATTAAAAGCCCCAGTTACAGGAAAAGTTAAACCGGGAAGCAAGGATGCTAAACGAAGAAAGTCTTTTTGTGCAAGATCTGCCAGTTGGACTGGAGAACGAGGTAAAGCAGCAAGAAAAAGATGGAAGTGTTAGACGATAGCCCTTGTAATGGGGTCTGTCGAATGAAAGATAATCACTGTATATCATGTGGTAGGGACTACGAGGACTTAGCACAATGGCTATATATGTCTAGGGAAGCTAGGCTAGAAAGAATGGAACAACTTAAAAAGGAGCGATGACCCATATGGAGTCGCAAAAAACTTTGGACACAGGTTATAGACCTCGTATCCCTCAAAAACAAATACATAGCTTAGTTAAAAGCAACCGATTTTCAGTAGTAGTTGCTCATCGTAGGATGGGTAAAACTGTATGTGCTATTAACCAGCTGATACATTCAGCGTTAATGTGTGAACAACCAAACCCTAGGTTTGCCTATATTGCACCAACGTATAACCAAGCGAAGAGAGTAGCTTGGGATTACTTGACGGAATATACAAGACCACTTGGGGGAAAGGCTAACATTGCAGAATTACGAGTGGATTTTATGGGTCGTAGGATATCTCTTTATGGAGCTGATAATCCTGACTCTCTTCGAGGTATCTATCTTGATGGATGTGTTATTGACGAGATAGGTGACGTTAACCCTTCTTTATTTACTGAAATTTTACGACCTGCCCTAGCTGATCGACAAGGTTACTGTATGGCAATGGGTACACCTAAAGGTCAAAACCATTTTAAAGATCTTCGAGATCGTGGTGAACGAAACGATGGATGGTCATTATTAGAGTTTAAAGCTTCTGAAACTGACATTCTAAATAAAGACGAATTAAAAGCGGCCTATGATGAAATGGGCGAAGATAAATACATGCAAGAGTTTGAGTGTTCATTCCAAGCTCCTGTTGAAGGTTCTTATTATTCTAAAATGATGCATGACCTTGAAGAAAAAGGTCGATTTATTAATATAGAACGTGATGATCTAGCAAGAACATATACTGCTTGGGACTTAGGTATGGCTGATTCTACTGCTATTTGGGTAGCTCAGTTAGTTAACAAAGAAATTCGTTTAGTCGATTATGTTGAAAACCATGGGGTAGGTCTTGATTACTATGTTTCATGGTTACGAGATAACGATTGGATGTATGCCACACATATTTTGCCACACGATGTAGCTGTCAGAGAATTAGGCACAGGTAAATCTAGACAAGAAATGTTAGAAGATGCAGGTCTCTCTGTAAACATTGCTCCTAAATTTAATGTGGCAGATGGTATTCAAGCTGTACGACGTATCTTACCTCGTTGTTGGTTTGATACTGAAAAAACAAAACTAGGTATAGATGCTCTTCGTAACTATAGAAGAATGTTTGATGAAAAACGAAATGTCTTTCATGACAGACCACTACATGATTGGTGTTCTCATGCCTCAGATGCTTTTAGATACCTAGCAATAGGTCTTGATGAGGCTCCTGCTGAGCAATGGCATAAACCATTACAAGTTAACAATAATTGGATCGTATAATGAGTGAAAAATTAAAAGCAATACTAGACAATGAGATCGAAGATGCTATTGGCTATGTTGAATCTGAAACTACAGATGAGAGACAACAGGCACTAGAGTATTATCTTCGTGAACCTTATGGTAATGAAGTAGAAGGTAAATCTCAAATTGTTACTGGTGAAGTTGCAGAGGTAGTTGATGGTGCATTACCACAACTCATGCGATTATTTGCATCCGGGGACAAAGTTGTTCAGTTCGAGCCAGTTAATGAAGGCGATGGCCCTTTTGCTCAACAAGCAAGTGAATATGCTAATTGGGTATTCAATAAAGACAATGATGGTTTTATCATCATGCACAATTGGTTTAAAGATGCACTACTACAAAAAGTGGGTGTTATTAAATGCTACTGGGAAGATAAACTTGATGTAAAAAAAGAAGAATACAAATATCTTTCTGAAGACGAACTTGCTATTCTTATGCAAGATGAAGAAGTTGAAGTTGTAGCAAAAGAAACAGTTGAAACAGTAGCAGTAGAAGCAGTCAATGGTCCTAATGGTGAAGTGATTACTCCTGAAGAATATCAATACTACTACAATGTAAAACTCAAACGATCTGAAAATAAAGGTAAGGTCGTAATTGAAAATGTTCCACCTGAAGAATTTTTAATTTCTAAACGAGCAAGAAGTATTTCTGATTCACCATTTACTGCACATCGTAAGATGATGACTCGTGGTGAGTTATTGCAAATGGGTTATGATGAAAAGACAGTGATGTCTTTACCTGATGGTGATGCCTTAGAGTTTAGCCCTGAAAGAATAGCTCGATACACTCGTGGTGAGCAACCACATGACATGACATCAGATGATGAAGCAATGCAATTAATTGAAGTCTACGAATGTTATTTAAAAGTAGATGATGATGATGATGGTATCGCTGAGTACAAACGAGTTGTGTATGCAGGTAAAGAAATTTTAGAAGAAGATGAATGTGATTACAATCCATTCCATTCTATATGCCCAATACCAATTCCTCATAAATTTTATGGTCACTCTCTTGCTGACCGAGCTATGGATTTACAGTTAATTAAATCTACGATCACTAGACAGATGCTAGACAACCTCTACCTTACTAACAACTATCGTGTTGGTGCAGTAGAAGGTCAGGTTAACTTAGATGACTTATTAACATCTACGGCAGGTGGGGTTGTTAGAATTAAAAACCCTGCAGCTTTAGTACCACTGACAGTGCAATCCAGCGCTGGTCAATCATTCCCAATGTTGGAATACTTAGATGCAATTCAAGCAAAACGAACAGGTATTTCAGACTCACAACAGGGTCTAGATCCTGATGTATTGCAAAATGTTACTGCCGCAGCCGTCTCTGCGATGTCGGCAGCATCCACGGGCAAATTGGAACTAATTGCTCGAATATTTGCAGAGACTGGCGTTACCTCTTTATTTAGAGGAATTTTACATTTGTTATGCAAGTATCAACAAAAAGAAAGAATCATTCGTATCAATGGTGAGTTTGTGCCATTTGATCCTAGAGAATGGAATAGCACCTACAATGTAACAATCAATGTTGGTTTAGGTACAGGTCAAAGACAAGAGCAGTTATCTACTATGGCTATGATCTTACAAAAACAAGAACAGATTTTACAACAGTATGGTTTAGCTAATCCTCTAGTTAACATTAAACAGTATAGAGACACATTAGCTAAGTTTGTTCACATGGCTGGTTTCAAAGATGCTTCAGAGTTTTTACAAGAAATTACACCTGAAATGAATCAGAAACTATCTCAACCATCTGAAAAACAACCTGACTCTAATACACAGGCTGCAATGATTTTAGCTGAAGTTGAAAGAGAAAAAGCACAACTTAAATCACAAACAGATCAAGCTAAATTACAACTAGATCGTGAGCAAATGCAATTAGAAGCAATGCAAGATGCTTTAGAACTAAAACAAAAAGAAGTTCAACAGACTATGGATCTAGCATTAAAAGAATTAAAAATTAAGTTAGATGCTGAAAACAAAGATGCAAAATTAAAAACTGATCAATCTAAAACAATTATGGAAGCTTTAGAAAAGATTGAAAAATTAAACAAAGGAATTGAGTAATGTCTTCTCCAGCAGTAATTAATCAACTCCAACAAATGGGAGTAATTAATCCCGGAATGGCATTAAACTTTGATGCTCCTAGGGTACCAGCTACTACTACACAAGCTGTTAATCAAGACATGAATACTGATGAACTATTAGGACTAACAGCAAGTAGCAAATATCCTAGCTTACAACAAGTAGGTGATACAGGATATTACTATCGTGATAACTATATGTATGAGCCTTATACTGTTACACACTCTGC